AAATGGCTGGGCATGGTTCCTGCGCTGCATGAGCATGCCAAGGCTCTGCGCGACCTTGAAGGTATCGCTGATATGGCTGGCGCCGCTGCTGCTGGCGTGAAAGTTCGCGCAGCGAGGGCTGCGGCGAGGGCTGCGGCGGGGGATGCGGCGTGGGCTGCGGCGGGGGCTGCGGCGGGGGCTGCGGCGGGGGATGCGGCGAGGGCTGCGGCGGGGGCTGCGGCGGGGGCTGCGGCGTGGGCTGCGGCGTGGGCTGCGGCGTGGGCTGCGGCGGGGGCTGCGGCGGGGGATGCGGCGTGGGCTGCGGCGTGGGATGCGGCGTGGGCTGCGGCGGGGGCTGCGCTCAAGCCGACAACCGAATGGCTGCAAGCCAGCGCGCTAGACCTCGTGCAACGAATGATCGAGGTGAAAGAATGAAGACAACCGACATCCGAGAAACCCGCAAAGCGGACCGCGCGATGCCGACGCGCTCCCTATACCAAGGCATGCCCTACATCCCATCGTGGCAGATGGTGCGCCGCACAACGTGGACGGATCGCCTAGGCGGCCATTACGGCATCGTGGACACGCATGCTGCACTGCGTCGGAGGCCGGAATGACTGATTGCAGCTTTGTGCCAGTCTTGTTTGCTATTCTTGGCGCAATCGGTTTTGCAAGCATTATTGTTTGCTTTGCAGGGCTGGCAACGCTGCTATGGATGAAAATCTGGGAGGAGTGGGAATGAAATCAGAGATCGACGCAAACGAAGCCCTGCGCCACCTGAGCGCCAGAGAACAAGCGCGCCGCGAATGGGGCGCACAGCAAGGCCGCTATCCTCTTCCTCCAGACTGCTCGCCCATGACCCTCAAAGACTCTCTGTGGTACTGGTCAGCCAGTCTCGTTCCGCTGCTGCTCGTGGGAGCGTTCGCGGTGGTGGCGTGGTTCGAGCCTGGGTGGTTGGTTGCGCTGGCGGAGTATGTGAAATAAGTGCAACTGACTTATGGGCAGCGGTAGGGCTGTGTTTGCTATCAACGGGGCATTGGATTGGTGCATCAGTGGCATTCTTCATTCTGCGCATTCACAATGCCATTCAAGAAATGAAGACATTCATCCGCCGCAAATACAACCGCCTGCGCTGGTGGCTGCACAGCCTGAAGCGCGCTCCATTTTCTGAGGAAACAGATGAACGTATACCAACGGCTGAATGCCGCCCGCCAGAAGTTCCACACGCTAAAGCTCTCAAAGAGCGGGCACAACAAGTTCGCCGGCTACTACTACTTTGAGCTAGGGGACTTCCTGATCCCGGCCCTAGGCGTGTTCGCCGAGTTCGGCCTGTGCGCCATCGTTACTTTCGAGGCAACCACGGCCAGCATGATCATCCGCAACGTCGAGAAGACGGAAGAAACCATCGTCCTGACTTCCCCCATGGGATCGGCCGCGCTCAAGGGCTGTCACGAGGTGCAGAACATCGGCGCCGTCGAGACCTACCAGCGGCGCTACCTATGGGTGATGGCGCTGGAAATCGTGGAGCACGATGCGCTGGATGCCACTCTAGGCAAGAAAGGAGCGCAAGCAGAGCCAGCGGCCGATTCTGATCGCCAGGCCGAGCTAGACGAGCTGGCCCTGTACCTGATCGACTGCCATCAAAACGGCAACGACACGAAAGCCATCGAGCTTTGGTACGACGCGAAGACCTGGAGCGCAGACAACCCCACCGAGAGCGAAGAGAAGAAATACGTGTGGGGACTGCTCAAGGCTGAGAGCAAGCTGCGTTCGACACTCAAGGCAAACGCTCCGCAGCGCAAGCCAGCGGAGCAAGCTGCATAAGTTCAACGCCGCAGCACGAGCAATCTACCCAATCGGTAGGAAAGATGGTGGGGACCAATTCATGCTCGTTGCTGCGGCACCACATCAATGGGCAGCGGGGAGCCCCGTGAAGGCGCAGCCAGAGGGTCTAGACATCGGATCGTTTTAGTAGCCCGTGGAAACTGGCAGCTAGCTATAGCCGGGTTTGCGACCGGCTGCCCACCAATCAAAAGAAACGTGTCATACTAGCCACGCTTCTTCGTATTTGTCTCCTCCTCCGCCAGCTTGATAAGCTGGACTTCGGCCGCTGTGAGTATTCCAGCGGCCATTTTCTTGGTAAACTGCGGGTATGGGCACAAAACCGGAATCGTCAAACTCACAGCAGAGTGGATTGAACGAAGAGTTCCACTCCCGGGAGTCCACCTAAGCCCGCTGGCGATGCATACCCAGTGGGCTTAGTTTTTTCTGGAGCAAAGCTATGCCCGCAAAGTCAGCCGCTCAATACCGCTTGATGCAAGCCGTGGCTCACAACCCCCAAGTAGCCAAGCAAACCGGCATCCCTCAAAGCGTAGGCCAGGAGTATGCGGCTGCGACTCCAAGCCCCGGGAAACTACCAGAACACCGCAGAAAGATGATGGCGGAAGCGCTCCGAAAACGGTAAGTTAGGAAGAGCGCGAAGTTTTGCGCCATGTATACAGGGAGACAGGCGCATGACTTCAATAACTGGGGGGAACCTGCGCGATGATGCGGGGAATCTCCTAGTATCCCAAGCAACCGAATACTTCATGCGTGTAGGTTTTGGCCAAGTGCCAGGACATACACGGGTTGCAGCCCTCGGGCGCGCAAACTCGGTGGCAGCAGCACCATTCGACATCTGGAATAGCACTGCATCAACCTATCCTTGGATGACAGCAGCAACCGCCCTAGAGGTTGTCTCAAGCAGCGCCCAAGATGCACCGGCAGGGACGGGCATCCAATCAATCGTCATCAATGGGCTAGACGCAACTTACACACAAGTAGCGCAGACCATCACATTGAACGGTACGACCGCCGTAGCTATTCCAACCTCTCTTTTCAGAATCAACAACGCACTAACCCTGGTAAAGGGGAGTGGTGCCGCAGCAACAGGCGTGACGAATGCGGGCGATATCACGATCAGGGATAGTGGCGGAGGCACCACGCGAGCCCTTATCTCGGCAGGGCAAGGAATCACGCAGCAGACAGCCTACACAGTCCCAGCTGGTAAAACCCTACAGATCATTTCGCAGGTCTTCAGCGTAGATAACCCTAGCGCAAACAAGGATTTCACGATATCGACCTATATCCAATCATCGCTAGGCGTATTTAGGCTGCCACTACATATAAGCGTGGATGGCAATCCGTACCGCCATGACGGTATCCCTGGAATCATCTTGGCCGAAAAAACTGATTTTCTGCACCGCATCACCTTCATAAGCGGCATCAACAACAGCTATACCAGCGCCTGGCTAGGCATTCTCAAAGAGAACACCGCGCAGTGAGCCATAATGGCACCACCAAACTACTTTGGTGAGTAAGCAATATGAATGAGACGCAAGAACGCAGCGCACTTTATGCCTGCGCTGAAACTAGGCCGGATGGGCGTTCGTGCCTGACTATTCTAACAAAGATAGATAGCGGCGCTATGTTCTGCCCTAAGTGCGGACATCTCTACCCGCCCGATGCCTACCAAGACTCCACAGTTAGTGAAGACTAACATGGCGGAGTATAAAAAGGGACAGAAACCAGGACCAGGCAGACCAAAGGGAATGCCAAACAAGGCCACTAGGAACGCACGAGAGGCTATCGCAAGGTTCGTCGATGGCAATGCTGATCGCCTGCAAGAATGGCTAGATCGCATCGCAGAGGATGAAGGCCCGAAAGCGGCGTTCAACTGCTTCACCGACCTACTGGAGTTCCATGTACCAAAGCTGGCTCGCAATGAGCTTACGGGCGAGGATGGCGGTCCTGTAGAGCATTCCGTAGAGTTCACCATTGTCGACCCACAAGCTAAGGGTTGAGGTCCCCCGCAAGCTCAAGCCGCTTCTATACCCCAAGCGCTTCAAAGGCGCATACGGCGGGCGAGGGGGGGCTAAGAGCCACTTCTTCGCAGAGCAGGTAGTTCTCCGCTGCCTCCAGCGACCGACACGGGTGGTTTGCATCCGCGAGGTTCAAAACTCCATCCGTGACTCAGTCCGCCAGCTCTTGGTGGATAAGATCGAGCGCTTAGGGCTACAGCACCTCTTCCAAGAGCTAGAACAGGAGATTCGAGGCCCAAGGGGGTCGCTCATCATCTTCAAGGGGATGCAGAGCTACAACGCGGCCAACATCAAGAGCTTGGAAGGCTACGACATAGCCTGGGTAGAAGAGGCCCAGACCCTCAGCCAGCACTCTTTAGACCTTCTGCGCCCGACGCTGCGCAAGGAAGGCTCTGAATTGTGGTTTAGCTGGAACCCTCGCTATAAGACTGATCCGGTAGATGCCTTCTTCCGCAAGAGCCCGCCAGAAGATGCCGTAAGCGTGATGGTGAACTGGCGGGATAACCCTTGGTTCCCCGAAGTGCTCCGCAAGGAAATGGAGCACGACTTCAAGGTAGACGCGGACAAGGCGGAGCACATCTGGAATGGGGCCTATGGCTCTGGACAAGGGGCGATCCTAGCCAGGTGGGTCAATCATGCGGAGCGGGAAGGCCGGATCAGTACAAATGTCGCCTATGACCCGAGCGGGGCGACACTTGAGGTATCTAGCGACCTCGGTTTCCGGGATACGGCATCATGGTGGTACTGGCAGCGCTGCTTGGGAGGATTCCGGCTGCTGGCCTATGACGGGGATAGCGGGCTGGATGCGGACGACTGGATACCCCGCATTGAGACAGTCATAGCCAAGCTAGGGGCGCAGCTAGGGCAAATCTGGCTGCCCCATGATGCCAAGGCCAAGACCTTCCAGAGCAAGCACACGAGCGTGGAGAAGTTCCTGGGCCGCTTCCCGAACAAGGTGAGCGTGGTTCCGCAGAGCAAGAAGGCGGATCAGATCAACGCAGCGCGGGCGGTTATCAACAAGTGCGAGTTCCATACTGATCTATGCGAGGCCGGGATAGATGGTTTGCGGGCTTGGGAGTTTGAATGGAACGAGGAACTAAACGTGTTTTCTCGTGAACCCGTGCATAATTGGGCCTCGCACCCATCGGACGCTTTTGCATACGGCTGCCAAGTAATGCTTGAAGCAGAAGCGCCAAAACCGGGGCCAGAGAGTATGCGAGGCATACTAGTTGGGCAACCTAGTGTGAGCCTCAATGAAATGTGGCAAACTGCGCCAACACGGTCAAAACGCATATAAATGGCCTCGAAACCCGCTGAAACTGGCTCCGAAGTCAAGCCAAAGACGTTTGGCGTATACGACGCCTCATTTAGGCCTACCTGCATGGAGTGCGGGTGCCTCATGGAATCTTCGGGCCAACATACAGAGGGCCGAGTAAAGATTTGGTGTGGTATCTATAAGTGCAGCAGGAAGGGCATCAAACTGTGGTATCAGGCCCCTGTTGTGCAGCTAGAGGCGGCAGATGACTAAGTCACAAGCCAGTTCCGATGTGCAGCGCTGGCTGAATCTCATCGCCGCCTATGACAAGGAATTCGCCGCTTGGGAAAAGCGGGCCGGCAAGATCAATGAGCGGTATATCGACAAGAAGGCCCAACAGCGCAAAACGGCCAACTTCAATATCCTTTGGAGTAATGTCCAAACCCTCATCCCTGCGGTTTTCTCCAGACTCCCAAAACCTGACGTATCCCGCCGTTTCAAGGACAACGATCCCGTAGGACGGGTGGCTGCAAGCCTGCTGGAGCGCTGTCTCGATTTCGAGGTGGAGCACTACGGTGACTATCGCAACAGCCTGAAGAACAGTGTTCAGGACCGATTCCTAGGTGGGCGCGGTACGGTTTGGGTGCGGTATGAACCCCACATCAAGGCCGTAGATCAGCCCGAAGATGGCGCGATGACCACGGAGGATGTGGACGAAGCCGTAGAGGTGATCGACTACGAGTGCGCTCCGGTGGATTACGTCCACTGGCGTGACTTTGGGCATGCGGTCGCTCGTACATGGGAGGAAGTCCCCACCATCTGGCGCAAGATCTACATGGGCCGGTCAGCCTTGGTGCAGCGCTTCGGCGAGAAGCTAGGCACCAAGATTCCGCTTGATACCCGCCCCGAGGAACTGAAGAAGTCCAACTATGGGGCAGATGCGGTCGGGAACTTTCAGGCCTGCATCTATGAGATTTGGGACAAGGAGTCAGGCAAAGCTATCTGGCTCTCGAAGTCCATGGGAGAGATTCTGGACCAGCGGGATGATCCGCTGGGGCTGGAAGAGTTCTGGCCCTGCCCGCGCCCGCTGTTCGCCACGTTGACGAGCGATAGCCTAATCCCAACGCCTGACTTCGCGCTGTATCAGGATCAGGCCGAGAGTCTGGACATCCTCTCAGACCGCATTGACGGTCTCATCAAGGCGCTCCAGGTCAAGGGCGTCCACGATGCAGCCGTGCCCGAGCTGGTACGCCTTTTCAGCGAGGCCAACAACAATGATCTGATCCCAGTCAAGAACTGGTCGGCATTCGCCGAGAAGCAGGGGCTCAAGGGCGCAATCGACATCGTGGACCTGACGCCCATTGTCAAGGCGCTGGAGGTAGCGTATCAGGCGGCCGAGCAGGTTCGCAATCAAGTCTACGAAATTACCGGGCTCTCGGACATCATCCGGGGCACGAACGACCCGTCAGCGACGGCCACCGCCGAGAAGATCAAGGGTCAGTTTGGAACGTTGCGTCTGCGCGACATGCAGAAGGAAGTGGCGCAGTTCGCCGCTGACATCCTGCGCATCAAGGCGCAGATCATCGCTGGCAAGTTCCAGCCAGACACGATTGCGCAGCTAGGTGGCGCGGAGCAGTTCTCCGAGGCTGATAAGCCGCTGATCCCGCAAGCGCTGGAACTTCTTAAGAATGCGCCTCTACGGGCATTCCGCATTGATATCGAGGCCGATTCCCTCGTTCAAATGGACGAGGAGGCCGAGAAACAGTCGCGGGTGGAGTTTCTGGGCGCCGTAGGAAACTTCCTCAAGGAAGCCCTGAATGCTCCGCCCGAATTGGCGCCACTGCTTGGCGTGCTGCTCAAATTCGGCGTTACCGGGTTCAAGGTCGGCAAAATGGTTGAAGGCGAGATTGACCAGGCCATCGATCAGATGAAGCAAAAGGCAGCCAATCCGCCTCCGCAACCACCTGATCCCGAGATGATGAAGGTTCAGGCTCAGATGCAGGGCAAGCAGCAAGAACTGCAGATGCAAGACCAGTTCAATGAGCGCCAGGCTCAGCGCGAAATGCAGTTGGAGCAGTGGAAACAGCAGCAGCAAGCAGCGCAGGTGCAGCACCAGAATGAACTGGAAGCCCAGCGCTCGCAGCTCGAACAGCAGCAAACCTCCGCGCTAGAAGCCATGAAACAGGACAACGATCGCAGAATCGGAGAGATTCAAGCGAACGTTGATATTCTCATCGCGCGGCTGAATAATGCCGCCAAAATTGAAGTAGCTGAGATTGCCGCTCAAACCACTTTGGATGCAGCTCAGATTTCCTCGGCTAATCAAGCTTCAGGAGAATCGGCATGATTCCACGGTGTGTAATCGACCCCGCAACAGGGTATATGAAGATTGTCTATCTCTCGCAAGCCTTAGCTCCAACAAGTGTGATTGGTGGCTTCACAATTGACGCCAATGGCAATCTCTGCATCAGTGGGTGAAGTATGAGTTCAGTACAGGGTGGATTCACTTTTGATGCTCTTGGCGGACTAGTCGTTTCCGGCATTGCTGCAAGTAGTGGTATCGGTGGTGGCAACGCCATGACGTTTTCCACGACCACGACTGATGCAGACCCTGGAACTGGGGTCGTCAGGTTCAACAATGCCACACAGTCCAGCGCAACCATCATCTACATGGATGCGGCGGATACCAACGGCGTTGATCTGACCCCATTCTATAAGGGTATCGGCGAGGGGCTGATTCTCACGTTCCGGCAATCGACTGCGAAGTGGCAGACGTTTATTGTCCAAGGCGTAGCGACGGCTACCGGCTATTGGAAGGTGACGGTGGTTTGGCAGATGGGCGGCACAGCGCTAGATGACGCTGCGGCTATTAGCGTTGATGCCTCGCCGACTTCTCCTTACCTCGGTACGCTCACTGGTGACGTGACGGCCGTTACACGCAACGCTGATGGCACGGTTGCGACGATCACTATCAATGGCATCGTCTGGACGCAGACCTATAACACGAACGGCACACTTGCGACAGAGACCGCTGGTGGCTTGACGAGAACGTATAACTACAGCGCGGCTGGCTTGTTTACCGGCGTCACCGGGGCAGTGGAGAGACAAGCCGTCAGCTGGGGCACGCGCGGCTATTTGGCGTGGCAGGAGAATGACTGCCTTGGAACCAACTCACAGAACTTGGCGCCCTATACAGCAAGCGCCATTGCGAGCGGCACAGCCAATGCGCCAACCGCAGGCATCGTGACTGCCAATCACCCAGGGCTGGTGCGCCTCACCTCGAGCACGAATGCTAATAGTGGCGTGGCATTGCATACAGGCGATGGTACAAACATGCTACTTGGTGGCGGCGAAGTATTCGTAGCCATCTTTCGGGCGGAAACGTTCACCAATACGACATTGCGCGCTGGCTTCCATGATTCGACCAGCTCGACGGCGCCTGTGGATGGTGTGTACTTTGAATACAGTGGCAGCGGGGCGCTGGTAGGAAAGACGCATAACAACTCTGTAGAGAGCGTGACTTCGACGCTACTCACGCTGAGTACAGCAACGTTCTACCGACTTGAAATCAGGCTGGATGAAACGCTGGGGAATGCAAACTTCACCATCTATTCAGAAGCCGGAGCATCGCTGGCAAGCGGAACGTTGAGCACGAATATCCCAACAGCATCTGGCCGCGAATGTATGCCGTGCTTCAATGTGACGAACAGCGGTACTTCCGCAACCGACCTAGCGCATATCGACTACCTAGGGTTCGGCTCACTGCGCCGGCTCTCTCGCTGATATGGGCCGCTCTCGTTTCAACAAGAACTTTCCGCACCGGGGCGGCCCCGTCAATACGGTCACGGCGCTAACGGCATTGCCTTTGCCGGCGAAAACGCAGGTATCAGGCTACACTGGCAATTGGAATTTCGGCACGACGATCACCGATTCAGGGACTAGCACGGTCCAAGTGCAGGACGTAGCAGATCCGAATGGAAGCGGTGTCCAGGTTGTCTTAACTCGCGTCAAGAATGCCTATGTCACCATGCAGGGCGGCAAGCGGGCGGAGTTCGCAGTCTATGGACCGTCTGACCTTGATTACTACCCGCTAACGCCAGGACACGATTATTGGCTGGCCTTCGCCGTGATGAGAAAATCGGGTGAGACTTTCTCGTCCGCCGCAACAGCCAACGACGATCACCTCGTATTCCAAACGCACTGCTCAGAAAGCGGCGCGGATACGCAGCCTGACATTGCGCTAGACATGGCCCATACCGCGAGTGGCTACATTGATAAATGGCGCTTCAAAGTCTCCTATCGCACGGCATCTAGCGGCAACGTGACGACTGCGACGACGATCTACAACGAAGCGGCGCCTGTTGCAGATCAATGGATGAAGATCATCGTTCACTATCGTCCCGGCTATCTCTCTTCGCACAATCCGCTCGTGGACTTGTGGGTGAGCAAGAACCACGAGGCGTATCGGAACGTCGTCACATGGACTGGTTTCAACACCTATAACTATGTCCAGGCCAGTTATCCGCGCATTGGTATCTACAAGTGGTCAACGTTCTACGATGATCCGATCACTTACTACCAAACTAAGCTCTACTGCCAAGAAGGGGCCAATCTCTACAACGAGGCAGTAGCGGCACTGTCGGCACTATGAGAAAACGCTACATCCAAGACCCGAAGACGCTGGAACTTGTCCCTGCGGATGAGTATGTGCGCGCCGAAGTGGATGCGCCCATGGTGATGCCTGATATTCAACCATACAGGTCGCAGATCGACGGCAGTATCATTAACTCGCGTTCCACCCATAAGGCCCATCTAAGGGCAAATGGTTGTATCGAAGTGGGGGACCAGGTACATCACTTGAAGCCGAAGGAGAAACTGCCTCCTCCCGGACTCAAACAGCGTATCATCGATATCGCAAATGCAAAACTCCGCTGAACTGACGGCTGGTGAGCTTCGTAAACTCGTCAACTATGACGAGGATACTGGCGCTTTTACATGGCGTATTTCACGCGTTGGTTGCGCTGCTGGTACCAAACTAGGCGTGGTGCCGCACAGAAATGGGTATCTGCGTATAGGGATCATGCGTAAGCGCTATCTAGCCCATCGGCTAGCATGGCTGTATGTGCATGGAGAATGGCCGCCAGAAGAGATTGACCACATCAATCGAGACAGGACGGATAACAGAATATCCAACCTTAGGCTTGCTACACGCAGACAAAACAGCCAAAATAATTCCCGTCGCGGGATTGCGAAGAATGGAAAAGGCTGGATGGCAGCGCTACACGTGGATCGCAAGCGAATCCACCTTGGCACATACCCATCGCCTGAACTCGCGCGCAGCGTCTACTTAAAAGCGAAGCGCTACTTTCACGAGTATTCGACTGTATAGGGGTAATCATGGCATACGCAAAGGAAATGATGGGCGTCGGCTTCTCCGCTGGTCAGGCGGCAGGAGCTGGCGGTATCTATACCGCAGTAACGGCAGCAGGCTCTGTACAGGGCGATGCAGCTACGGTCGGCGCCTCCATGAGCGTGGTCGGCAGTGCTGATGGCACCAAGGGCGTGATTCTGCCTGCCGGCATGCCCGGTGATGAGTGCTGGATTTTCAATAACTCCGCCTCGACGCTGAAGGTATACCCCCCGAGCGGTTCGGCTATTGCTGTGGTCGGCACTGGTCTCGGCACGGCTAACTCGGCTTTCTCGCAGCTCACATACAAGGCGACCCTGTATAAGTGGCTGACCTCTACCCAAATCCTCGCCCTGACGAGCGCCTAACACATGGCTGATCTTCGCGAAGCACTCGCAGCAAGTCTCGAATCGATCGAGACTCAGGGAGAAGTCGCCCCCGCTCAGTCCGCTGAAGCGTCACCGACCGTCGTCACGGGTGAGCCGGCTGATACTCGAACGCCGGCTGAGCGGGCTCGCGATGAGGCTGGACGCTTCGTAGCGAAAGAGGGTGAGCCACAAGCTCAACAGGCAGCGCCTGAGCCACAAGCACAGGTTCAGCGGCCCAGCACCTGGAAAAAGGAGTATTGGCCACTCTACGACAAGCTCGCCACTGGCCAAGTCCTGACGCCGGAAGAGGCAAAGAAACTCGCTGACTACACCAATCAGCGGGAAAACGAGTTCAAGAGCGGGGTTTCGACCTACAAAGCTGAGGCAGAAAATGCCAAAGGGCTCCAGTCGGCGATTGCACCGTTTCTGCCCGAACTCCAACGCTACAACATTGACCCGGGCCAGTGGATCAGCAACCTCGGCCGTGCGCATCAGACGCTGGCACTAGGCTCTCCGCAAGAGAAGGTTTTGATGTTCCAGCGCCTGGCGCAGGAATACGGCGTTCCTCTTGAAGCGCTCGGCCAGCAACAGCAACAGGTCGACCCGCAGATTCAATGGTTCTCCCAGGAACTGGGGAACCTCAAGAATCAATGGCAAACGTTCCAGTCTGCTCAACAGCAGGCAGAACAGGCTCAGATTCAGAGCCAGATTCAAGCATTCGCGAGTGATGCAAGTCACCCGCATTTCGAGGCAGTCAAGGACCAAATGGCTGGACTACTCCAGAGCGGTATGGCCCAAGACCTTCAAAGCGCCTATGACAAGGCTGTCAGGCTGAACGATGACGTTTGGGGGCAGGTGCAGCAACAGCGCCAAGCCCAGACGACTCAACAGGCCCAGCAAGCCGTTGCTAAGGCGAAAGCGGCAGCGGTAAGTCCGAAGAGTGCTTCTCCAAGCGCTACCGGAAATGCTGCGCCGAAAGGTTTGCGCGCTCAATTAGAGGCCGGTCTTGACGCGGCACTCGGGGGCGGCAGGGTTTAACGGTTTACAGGAGATAATTATGGCCTTCGCCAATTCGGCGATTTCCGACATTATCGCTTAACGCAAAGCTGTAATGTCTGCTTCGGTGATCCGGCAATGCTTCTTCCTGTTCGCTTCAGTAGTCAAGTACTGAAGATTCCAAGGAACATGAAGCCCGCTAACCGGCCTACCGTCAATGATGTCTTTCAGAGGAGCGATGTGATCCACCTCGTGGCCTTCTGGGCAAGCTGCGTAAATCGCAAGGATGGCTTCTAGATCGACCCATAGTGGCGTTCTATCCTTGACATCTTTGCGGCGAAAGTACTTGCGAGCTGGATCGAATGGGTCTATGGCCCACCGCTCGCGGCGTTTCTGGTTGAGGGAGTCTCTAAGTTTGTCATACCGCTCCTTCTTCAAAGAAACGGTTTTCTGTTTATAGGCTGGGTCGTTTTGGTATTTGTCGCGGCGCCATTCGTTTTGGTACTCCGCGTACTTACCAAAGTACTTTGAGGCGCGAGTCTTGTTGTCCGCAAGGGAGCAAGGCTTGCAAAGATGGGCGATACCTGTGCCCTTCTTGTAGTAGTCGCCTCGGGGTTTATCGATCTTGCATGCTGGACAGATTTTGCTTTCGCGTGGCTTGGGACCGGGTTTCATAGCAGACATTATAGCGAACAAGGCGATGTAAAACAGGGTGAATTCGGTGGAAACCCAGAACGGGCAACGCCGAGCGAAGCCGTAGATGTAGGGGAAACCTGAGGGCTACGGAACGTGTAACGACTAGGGTCCGCGCGAAAGCAGTAATGGCCCCACGAGCGCCCTGCCTCACGTATGTGAGTGATGACATAGTCTGAGCACCATAGGAATATGGTGATGCACCGGATAAAGAGCCGGCGCGATAACAGAACTGACAACGATTCAATCTCGTAGCGGTGAGCTGGCGGACAACGTCGCCAACAACAACGCCCTTCTGCGTCGTCTGAAGCAGAAGGGGAACGTTCGTCCGTTCAGTGGCGGTAACGTGATCTTGGAAGAGATCATGTATAACGACACGAACACGAACAACACCAACAGTTATTCGGGGTACGAGCTGCTGAACATCAGCCCGAACAGCCCGATGTCTGCTGCTCAGTACAGCATCACGCAGTATGCAAGTGCTGTGACGATGTCTGGTCTGGAAATGCTCCAGAACAGCGGCAAGGAACAAATCATCGACCTGCTTGAAGGTCGCCTGAAGGTTTCCGAAGCCCAGCTTCTGAACCGCATCGGCAGCGACATCTATCTTGATGGCACTGGCAACGGCGGCAAGAACCTCACGGGGCTCGGTGCTGCTGTTCCTGATGCTCCGACCTCTGGCACCTATGGCGGTATTGACCGTGCCACTTGGAGCTTCTGGCGCTCGCAGAAGTACAGCGGCGTGACCGATGGCGGCGCTGCTGTGTCGGCGGCAAACATCATTCAGTACATGACGGCGCTCGGGATCAAGATGGTCCGAGGCACCGACAAAACTGACCTGATCGTCGCCGACAATACCTACTACCAACTCTACGTGAACGCGCTGCAAGCAATTCAGCGCATCACAAACGAGTCGGATGCTGCATCGGGCTTTGCTTCGCTGAAGTTTTACGGCGGCGGCATGGCTGCGGATGTGGTGCTGGATGGCGGTATCGGTGCGGCAGCGACGGCTGCACACATGTGGTTCCTCAACACGAACTACATCTTCTTCCGTCCTCACAAGGATCGGAACTTCGTCCCCATCGGCGGCGAGCGTCAGGCGGTCAACCAAGACGCCATCGTGAAGCTCATCGGCTGGGCTGGCAATATGACAACCTCTGGGGCGCAGTTCCAGGGCGTTCTGATTGCCTAAGGAGAATCAAACATGACTGCATTTGTTGTCTCTCCCGGCATTGGCATTTCCATCACGAGCGATCCTACTTCGGTGGCGGCCTTCACGCCTGGCACCGTGGTGAATCTGTCGGATGGTGGCCAGGCCATGTACGTCAAGGCGCTGTCGGAAATCTCGACCTATGCTTGCGTACTGATCGACGCATCGGCCACGGCTCGCATGTCCACCACCGCGCTCGGCGTCCAGCTCAAACGGGTTGGCTTTGCGCAAGTCTCGATTGCCTCGGCCTTCTTCGGCTGGGTGCAAATGGGCGGCGCTCCGCTGGTGAACTGTGCGGCCAACTGCGCGCCGAACGTCCCTCTGTACCTGACCTCTACGGTCGGTGTGCTGGATGACGCTACGGTGTCTGCGGCAATGGTGGCTGGTGTGACGGCTCAGAACACGATTTCCAACGCTACGGCGGTGACTATCGTGGCTGGCTATCCGCATATCATCTTCCAAGGCGGCGTCTAATGGAATTGCTCACGATCAAGTGTCAGAACTATGGTACGGCCGAGGACAACAAAGCCAATATCCGTTCCGCTCTTGCTCGTGGGCTTCCAGAGGTTATCCCCGCTCTATGCGCTCACGATGGAACATTCGTGGTCGCAGCGAGCGGGCCTTCCCTTCCCGATCACATCGAAGAACTTCGATCAGAGGTCGCGAGTGGAAGGCCCGTTTGTGCAGTCAATGGGGCATATGACTTCCTCGTGGAGGCAGGCGTCACGCCTAGCCTTGCGCTGACGGTCGATCCCCGGCCGATGCCTCAGAACTTCAAGAATCCGCAAGCGGAGACGGTATTTCTATTGGCCTCTAGGGTCAATCCTGAACTGTTCGATAGGCTCAAAGGTCATCGAGTAATGCTCTGGCACTCCTTCGGTTCGATGGAAGAGGCCGAAGCATGGAATGGCAAACCTTCAATCGGTGGTGGTTCGACCTCTGGCATGCGGGCAATCACTATCGGCTACATCATGGGCTATCGCAAGTTCGTCCTTTACGGGATGGACTCGTGCCTAGCTGATGACCGCAAGACCAAGCGCTTCACTGGCGAGGAAGCCGGCTCGACCTTCGAGGTTCAGGTGGGCACTAACGGTAGACGCTTCTGGTGTAACGGCGCCATGGCTCAGCAAGCGAACGAATTCCAGGACCTATTCGCTAGTTTGGAGGGAATCCAAGTAGAGGCCAAAGGCGCAGGCCTCATTGCCGAGATTCTCAAGAAACGGAAACTCCTGCATGCCAAACCTGAGCCTGAGTTTCATTCACTGTGGCGGCCCGGCGATGGCGAGCTATCGCTATCGGGCCATGATCCCGGCGAAGGAATTGCGCGCCTCGGTCAATGACTTTTCGGCCGATGTCTTGGTGTTTGCCAAGCCGATGCCGGCAGAGGTGGAACTAGCCAAGAAGGCGAAAGCGCGAGGCGCGAAGGTCATCGTTGATGTCTGCGACGATCACATCGCAGTGAACCACTATCAAGCCATGATCGACTTGGCGGATATGGTCACTTGCCCGACCAAGGAAATGGCGCGGCTCTTGCAGGGCGCCGAAGTGATTGAAGACCCGTATGAGTATGAGGAATGCGCACCTCACATGCGCATGGACCGCCTCATGTGGTTCGGGCATCCATCAAACCTCAAGACCATTCGAGGCAGAGACTTCGGACGACCTGTGCGTGTTATCTCCAGCGGTCCCGGGGTAGTCCAATGGTCGCCAGAAATCATGCGCGCCGAGTTTGCGGAGGCAGATATTGTTGTACTTCCGGCGTCTGCATCCTATAAAAGCCCGAACCGGGCCGTAGAATCCATCCGCCAAGGCTGTTTCGTCGTAGCGGAACCTCATCCATCCCTGGAAGGCTTTCCGGTCTACAAAGGCGACATCAAGGAAGGTATCGAATGGGCGATCAAGAATCCTCAACTCGCCAATCAGATGACCCGGGAAGCGCAGGGTTTCGTCTTACAAAGGTTCTCGCCCAAAACACAGGCCAATGCATGGAGGAAAGTCCTGGGGTTGGCCTGAATCTTGGGTGCGGCAAATGCCTCTGGCCGAGCTGGATCAATGTTGACTTCGAGCATGGAGACTTGAAGTGCGATCTTCGCAGCATTGGGCTGGCGGACGATCAAGCTGATGTAGCCGTTGCGATTCACGTCATCGAGCACTTCTATCAGTGGGAAGCGCTGGATGTGCTTAAAGAGTGGCGCCGAGTGCTCAAGCCTGGCGGTAAACTGATTCTTGAGCTTCCCTGCATGGATAAGGTCTTGACCCATATCTATGCCTGCATCAAGAAAGGCGCACCAATCTCCAAGAGCATGGGATGGTTTGTCTTCTGGGGCGATCCGAAATACCGTGACCCTTTGATGGGCCACAAATGGGGCTACACCTACAAGAGTATCGTTGAAACCCTCCAAGCGGTGGGGTTCCGGGATGTGGCTATTGAGGAACCTCGCTATCACTTTCAAATGCGCGATATGCGCGTAGTGGGGTTCAAATGACACGCATCTACATTGGATATGACAAGCGCCAACCCGTCGCTTATTCTGTTTGCCGCGCCTCCATCGAGCGCCGCGCCTCTCGGCCGATAGACATCCAGCCTCTCATTCTCGACTGGATGCCGGTCAAGCGCAGAGGACTGACGGATTTCAGCTTCAGCCGCTACCTCGTCCCCCACCTCTGCGGGTACAAGGGACGGGCGATCTTCATGGACCCGGATATGATCGTCTTGGACGACATCCACAAGTTGATGGATGCCGCTCCTCCGGGTTACTCCGTATCTGTAGTAAAGAGCGGACAGCGGTTCGAGTGGTCATCGCTCATGGTTTTCGACAACCAATACTGCGAGCATCTGACTCCTGAGCTAGTCGAAACCGGGAATCCGCAAAAGTTCGACTGGGCGCACCGCGTTGGTGAACTGCCGAAGGACTGGAACCATTGCGTAGGCTACGATGAGCCAAACCCCAACGCGAAACTAGTCCACTTCACGATGGGTATTCCCGTCTGGCCTGAAACCTCAAAGTGCGAATACTCCAAGGAGTGGCACAAGGAAGCGGCCATGAGTATGGGTACTGTGAGTTTCCAAGAACTCATGGGACAATCCGTTCACGTTCCTCACCTATCTAAGCTCAATACCTTGAGCGCGGAGAAACAACCTTGCTAGCATCCGATTTGAACAACCCCGAGTTTGCGAATCCGCAGAATCCGGATTCGCTGCTGAACGTCCAGTTCTACGTCAAAGCCCTCCCAAACGAGTTCAAATCCACTCTTGAGGGCCGCCCGGTGTTTGACGATGTAGTGATGGTGCGAATCATCCCCCCCGGCGATGGCCTGAACATCATCGATACGCCGGTACGAGAGGATCACAAGCGGCGCTTCCCGCGTCATTGGGAATTCTTTGAGCGGATGCATGGCAAGGACAATCTAAAGAGCGGCACCCCGCTTGAGCAATGGCCGCAACTCGGCCCCGCTCAAGTCGCTCAGCTCAAGGCGATGCAGTTTCAGTCGGTTGAGCAGATCGCTGGGGCGTCTGACGAGCAAATCAATCGTATGGGCATGGCTGGCGGCATGAGCCCGTTCGCCCTTCGGGACAAGGCTGTTCGTTATCTCCAAGTCGCCAAAGATACATCGCTTGTCGATCACGCGAAGGAAGAGGCTGAAGTACTGCGTAAGCAGATGGCCGATTCCGAAGCGCGCCACGCCGAAGAACTGCGCCAGATGCGCGAGCAGATCGCCGCCCTTGCGGCAGCGCAACAGATGCCTATCCAACGGCTGCCGGATGCGCCGAAGCGTCGCGGCCGTCCCCCGAAAGTCAAACCTGAAGAGGCCGCACAAGCGGGCTAACGTATGACGACGATGCTGTCTTTGATCCAACAGGCCACCGGCGAAATGGGCCTACCGGTGCCTACCTATGTCGCTGGCAACCCGGCACAGGATCAGATTCAGCAATTGGCATTGCTCAATGCCGTGGGTTACGAATTGGCCCGTGAGTATGACTGGCAAGCGCTGTGCAAGGAGTATCGATTCTCGACCTCCTTCACAGCCACGACTGGGAACACTACCAATGGCTCGGCAGTCATTACTGGTATACCGAGCACGACAGGCATCGATACTACCTACATGGTGGTCGGGACTGGGGTTTCTACTGATACCTATGTCCAATCGGTTGATTCAGGAACCCAAGTCACACTCTCGCAGGCCTGCACGGCTACTGGTACCGGGGTCACGCTGAATTTCGACAAGACGAAGTACAGCAACCCGAGCGACTTTGACCGGCCGATTGACCGCACCCAATGGGATAAGACGAAGCATTGGGAAATGCTTGGTCCTGAGTCTCCGCAACAGTGGCAGTGGCTGAAGTCGGGCTATATCTCGACTGGCCCCCGGATGCGCTTTCGCCGCATGGGCGGATTCTTCCAAATCTGGCCGCCGATCAGTTCTGCCGAATACCTCGGGATGGAATACGTATCCACCCAGTGGGCGGCGAATGTCAGCGGTACGGCCCGTTCATCGCTAGCGGCGGATGACGATACATGCATCTTCCCTGACAGGCTGATGGTACTTGGCCTCATGGACAAGTACTTCCAGGTGAAGGGCTTCGGCCCGATCTATAGCGATCAGTTTGCCGCGCAAAAGAGCATCGCGAAGGCCAATGATGGCGGCTCTACGATTCTGTCGTTTGCCCCGCAAGTCAATCAGGTGCTCATCGGCATCGCCAATATTCCCGACACATCGTACGGCACCTAAACCATGCTCACCAGGACAAAGAGCCGTTTCGTAGCTGTCCCGGCCTCTTTGCCGGCGCCTGTTGGCGGTTGGAACAGTCGCGATGCGCTGGGCGAAATGAAGCCCATCGATGCCGTCTACCTCAAGAACTGGTTCCCCGCTACCACTGATGTAGTCCTGCGCAACGGCTTCACGAACTACTCGACCGGCATGAGCGGCCAGGTTGAAAGCCTGCTGGTCTATGCTGGCGGCACCTCTAACAAGATGTTTGCCGCAGTTGGCACGAATATCTATGAGGTAACCTCTGGCGGCGCAGTTGGCGCGGCTGCCGTGGCCAACATGACGAATGCTCGCTGGCAGTTCGAGAATATCTCTACGCCTGGCGGGAACTTCCTCATCGCCTTCAACGGTGCCGATGCTGGCCTAAAGTATGACGGAACGACCTGGACCGCTATCACCAGTACAACCGGCAAGACCATTTCGACGCTGACCGGCGACGGCACGACCTCGACCGTCACAACCTCGACGGCTCACGGCCTACTGACAGGCAATCACATCACGGTGACCGGGGCCAGTGTTAGCGGCTTCAATGTTACCAACGTGCAGGTAACCCGCACCGGATCCACTACCTTCACATATCTCTCGACCGGCACGCCATCGGCGACCGGCGCAAGCTATACGGTCATCGAGGGAATCTCAGGTGTAGACCCGACGACGATCATTGGCGTAACGCTGTTCAAGAATCGCCTCTGGCTCACGCCTACGGCCACGCTGATCCCGTACTACCTCCCCACGAACAGCATCGCAGGCGCGGCATCGTCCTTCCCAATCCAGAGCATTGCCCGCTCTGGCGGCTTCGTCATGGCGATTGGGACATGGACCGGGGATGGCGGCTACGGCATGGATGACATGCTCGCCATGGTCACTTCCAAGGGCGAAGTCATCATCTACAACGGCCTCGACCCGGCTACCGCCTCTAGCTGGCAACTCACCGGTGTCTGGCAACTCGGTAGCCCTGTCGGGCGGCGCTGCTTGCTGAAGTACGCTGGTGACCTCCTGTTGATTTGCCAAGACGGACTTGTTCCGCTGTCCAGTGCCCTCCAATCTTCGCGGGTTAATCCGAATGTGGCGCTGTCGAACAAGATCATGTATGCCATGTCGCAGGCTATTACGACATATGGCAGCACCTACGGCTGGCAAACTGTCTACTACCCAAAAGCTAATATGCTGCTCCTGAATGTGCCGGTATCTGTCGGCGCACAGGAACAGTATGTTATGAATACCATAACGAAAGCGTGGTGCAACTTCACGGGATGGGCCGCAAACTGCTGGGCGCTATTCAACGACGAAATCTATTTCGGTGGGAATGGTGTTGTAGGTAGAGCATGGAATGGTAACAACGACGCCGGCGCGAATATCGAGGCTGACGGGAAGCAAGCATTCAACTACTTCGGCACGCCAGGTATCTTGAAGCGCTTCACGATGATGCGGCCGACGCTTTCGACCAATGGCTCGCCGGGTATTCTGTCTGCGCTGAATATCGACTTTGACGATTCAGCAATCACAAGCCCTATTACTTACAGTTCGTCTAGCGGGTATGTTTGGGATACTGCAAAGTGGGATCAGGCACTGTGGGGCGGAGGTAATACCGTCCAGCGTCCTTGGCAGGGAGTTAGCGGGGTTGGATATTGCGCGGCTCCTCGCCTGAAAACAGTATCTCAGGGTATTGATGTTCACTGGATTTCTACGGATATCGTCATGGAGCGTGGCGGCATACTATGAAGCGCGTAGTATGGGATGAAGCCGAGAGAGTAGGCGAGTGGGTCTGCGAAAGGCTAGGCTCGCACTTTCATCCGAAATTATCGACGGCTATCGGTCTCGAAAGCGAGGGTAAGCTAGTCGCTGGCGTCCTCTTCGATAACTACCTGCACAACTCTATCGCAATGCATGTTGCGGGCGATGGTGGACACTGGATGACGCGCGAGTTTGCGCTGGCTTGTTTTGGGTATGCCTTCAACCAGTTGAAGGTTTTCAAGATTCTTGGCTATGTTGATTCGGCAAATACCGCTGCGAGGCGGTATGATGAACACCTAGGGTTTCGGCTGGAATACTCCATCGCTGGGGCCGGGAAACATGGCGATCTTTGCATCTACAGCATGACTAGGGATCAATGTCGTTTCTTGGAGCAGAAGAATGGGTATGTCAAGCTCGCTGTCAGCACAGCAACCTAGCGCCGGTAAGGCCAGTCGGCCGCCGAGCCCCATGCAGATGATGGCTGGCATGGTCAGGAACTACGGCCCGCAGAATATCGCGCAGGCACAGAATGCGATGCAGCAGGCTCCGCAAGTCTCGCAGGCCAGATTCCCGATGCGCGGCCGCATCAACAATATGAATCAGTACTAATATGGGCAAGCCTGACGCACCTCCGGCTCCTGACTATCGCGGCGCTGCTGAAGCAACCTCAGCGGGCAATCGGACGAGCCAATACACCCCATACGGCAACTTTGTATACGAGCCGAATGGAACCGATCCGCAGGGCAATCCCATGTGGAAGGCAACGACCACACTCGCCCCGGCTCAACAGCAGTTGCTTGATGCCCAGAATCAGACATCGCTAGGTATGTCGAATTTGCAAGGCAAAGGCCTGGGCGCTGTTCAAAATCTATTCGGTAATCTCCCGAGTTCGTCGCAATTGCCGGCGCAAGCTATCAATCCTGGCCAGACGGCACAAGAAGCCATCATGGCGCGGATGATGCCGCAGTTGAACCAGCAACGCGATCGGATGGAGAACCAACTAGCGAATCAGGGCATTCAGATTGGCTCTGATGCTTATAAGCAGTCCGAAGACCAGTTTGGGCGCCAGATGAATGATGCGGTATCGCAGGCAGCATTGCAGGGTATCGACGTAACGAATCAGGCTCGCCAACAGGGCATGAACGAACAGGGCTTCTACAGCCAAATGCCGCTGAACCTGCTGAATGCGCTTCGCACCGGATCGCAGGTTCAGAACCCCACGTTTGGAGCTACAGCGCAAGGGCCTAACTATCTGGGCGCAGCGGGTATGCAGGGGCAGAGCGATCTAGATAAGTACAACACGCAGGTGGGCAGCTACAACTCGATGATGAATGGATTGATGAATTTGGGCGCGAGCGCTGGCAGCATGTTCATGCCGTCAGATCGCCGCCTTAAGTCAAATATCGTCAAGATCGGCGAAGACCCTCGAGGATTCGGTTTGTATGAGTACGATATCTTTGATCGGCGAGAGCGCGGCGTAATGGCCGACGAAGTTGAGAAGATCATCCCTGAAGCCGTCATTACGGCAGAGGATGGCTACAAGCGAGTGAACTACGGTGCCCTATGAGCCAATTCATCGCCCAATCGCCTGACATGTACGACCTCCAGCGCAAACAAGCGCTGGCGGATGCGCTGATGCAACAAAGCATGGCGCAGAACCCGACACAGACGATAGGTAGGGTGGCGATCAGGCAAAGTCCGCTTGAAGGGCTATCACAACTCGCGCAGGCGTACGCAAGCCGGCGCCTCCAGCAAGAGGCAGCCGAGCAGCGGCGTGGTATTCAGCAGCAAGGCGTCCAAGACGCGACCAAGTTCGCCGCTGCTCTCCGTGGCACGCCTGCGGTGGAAGCGCACGAGTTGCCTGCCGATCAGCAAGGGCCGACGAACGAGGCTATCGCAGCCAAAGGACCGGACCTCGCTCAGGCGATGCAGATCGCCATGAGCAGCAATAACCCGATGCTAAACCAGGCGGGAGGCCAACTGCTGTCCGCGCAGATGAGTTCGGCTCTTCCAAAGGCTCCGAAGTGGACTCCTGTGGAGCAGTACAACGCGCAAACCGGCAAGAAGGAAAAGTGGCTGATTGACGAGAACAATCCTCAGAACCGCATGCCACTCGGCGGTCAAGAGGCGGTCAAGAAGGAAGTGGGACCGGCCGGCCAGATCTACGATCCGTATGCGGTCAAGTCTGGCGATGTGATCGCGGACCCTAACAAGCCGTTCTATATGGGCCCTGATGGGAAGATGAGTCCGAATCAGGCATACCAGACATACGAGCTGGGCAAGGCAAAAGCAGGCGCGCCTAGCACGACTGTCCAAGTTCAGAACCAGATGGGCAAGAGCGCGGCAGAGCAAGTTGGCCCGCTGCTCAAGGAAGGCCGCGATTCTGCCCTCGGCGCCCAGCAAGGCGTATCGACTGCTGATCGTGTTATTAAGGCTGTCTCCGGGAATGCCCTGACTGGTCCTGGCGCTAATTTCCGCCTGAAGGGCTTGCAGATCGGCCAAGCGCTTGGCGTCACTGGCGCCAATGCGCAGGAGCAACTGCTGAACACTCGCGCGGTTATCCAAGGGCTCGCGCAATCTTCGCTTGCGGCTCGGGCATCGCTCAAGGGGCAGGGGCAAATCTCCGACTTCGAGGGCAAGCTTCTGGAGCGCGCGGCCTCTGGAAGCATCGACGACATGACTGCCGGCGAAATCAAGCAACTCGCTGAAGTGAACAAGCGTCTATCTCAACGGCAGATCGACATTCACCAACAGAACGTCGAGAAGATGCGCAAAGACAAGACGCTTGCGCCTCTCGCGGACCTCTACGAACTGCCGAAGGTGAACAAGATTCGCCGCTTTAACCCGACGACTGGCGGGTTCGATGAGGTGAACGAATGAGCCAGCGCATTGATGTGCCGGGCATGGGCATAGTGGAATTCCCTGACGGGATGACCGACGCCGCCATGTCTGCGGCCATCAAGAAAGCTTTGGTGCAACAGCAACCGCAACAGACTGGGGCGCAACTTCAAGCCGCCAATACTGGCCCTGGCGAAGCCTTCCTTGCGGCGGCCGGCAAGAAGACCGATGACATTCTGTCGGGATTGACGCAACTCTATCTAGGTGCGCGCGGAGAGACTTCGGCGCTCGATGCGCTCAAGAGCCAGCAGGAACAGAAGAAGGCCGAATTCGCGCCGCTCCAGCAGGCTAGACCATGGTCAACAGGCTTCGGGTCGGCGCTGCCTTCAATGGCACTGCCTGCGACATCGATTCTCGGTGCTGGCGCGGCAGCGGCTTTGCCTGATCTTCTAGCCTACGGGTCTCCAGAAGAGCGGCTGAAGGCGGGGGCGATCTCTGGCGCTGGCGGCATGGCTGGCGCGGCGGCTGGCAAGCTCATCGCGCGTGCGCTAAAGCCTTCTGGCGTCGGCAATGCAGGCGTCAGCGCCGAAACGCGCGAGGCGGCTGACAGACTCGGCTATCAGATGACGCCGGGTCAGGCTACGCAGAATCCTGCGATGCAGGCATTTGAGAACTACCTCGCCAAGTCTCCCGGGTCTGCCGGCACGATGCAGGCCATCAACCAGGGCAATCAAACCGCCATCAATAAGGCTGGCGCTTCTGCTATCGGTCAGACTGCCGATGTCCTAGAGGGCCCGGTGTTCAAGAGCAGCAGCAAAGCCATAGGCGATGAGTTTCGTCGCTTGGAAAGCATTAGCCGGCCCGTTCTCGGCAATAAGTTCGTTGATGCGTTGGACGTGGTTGCATCCAACAATGCGGCGCGCGGCCCGTTCGCAAACACTGAGATTTCATCAGTCGTAGACAAGGCGTTGGACCTCGCGGCCAAAGGTCAACTTACGGGGAAGGCCTACAAAGAGATTCGCTCTACGCTTGCCTCGAAAGCATACGAGGCGACTGATTCGACGGTCAAAGATGCATACCGCTCGGTTTTCTCTGCGCTGGATGATGCGGCCAAGGGTAGCTTGAGCGCAGAGAATCAAGCGGCATGGGATGCGGCGCGTTCGCAGTGGTCTGCGTGGAAAACTCTTGCGAAGGGCAATGTGACGGAAGGCGGGAACATCAGCGCCGCTCGTCTCGCATCAGCCTTGCGGAATCAAAGTGACGCTTTCCGTCAAGGCGCGCAGGGACCCCTCCAAGACATTGGCCGCATCGGTGAGTCGCTTAAAGGCGTTCCCAATCCGACGAGCGGTCAACTGCTACAACAGGCTCAATTTGCCGATCCTCGAACCCTATTCGGGGCAGTTCAAGCGCTTGGCAATAAGACGGCGGTCAAGGCTTATACGAGCCCAACGGCTATGAAATGGCTCTCTGGAGGCTACGACATTGGTCCGACTGGGAAATCGATTGTCATGCTCGGCGGGCGTCCTGTCGGCATTGAAGCGCTCAAGAAGTATCTTGGCGTAGAGGAGAACTAGGATGACTTCGGCTTACGCCCAGGCTTGCCAATCGGATAGAGAAGTTCCTCGATTGGAATCTTCCTATCGTAGTAGAGGAAGCGATCCCAAGCTGCTCGACAGATTTTGCAAGTGCGCAACCCGCGATGAACATACGTATTCTCAGGCGTGAACTCATGCCCGCGTTTGCAGTGTGTCTGCGCGCGCTTCATCTCGGCGTGAGCTATCACGGCCTTCATGACATCGGCACGGGAGTTAAGCAGCTGTTCTCGCCTCGTGGCCCATCGGCAGTTGCTGGGCTCGTAGTTGCCGTCATTATTGATGCGGTCAAGCTGAAGGCCTGGTGGACGGTCTCCCATATCAGCGTAAAAGTCCTTGAAAGACTTGCGCCATCGATCGCATACCGTAATACCTCGTCCTCCGTAGTTCTTCCAATCAGGCCGATTGGAGTTTGTGCAGCGCTGGATCATGTTGTCCCAGGTGTTGTATAGGGACTGCTTGGTTTTGTCTCGCATGAAGACATTGTATATCAACCATCATGGGGAATGCAAATGAGCCGCAACGGCAGCGGGGCATATAGCCTGCCATCGGGGAATCCATTCATCACGGGGACAACGATCAGCTCCACGACGATGAATTCGACTATGTCGGACATCGCCACAGCGCTGACAAACTCGCTCGCAGCAAACGGGGAAACGCCAGTCACGGCTAATATCCCCATGAACAGCAAGAAGATCACTGGGCTTGCTTCGCCTACAACGGCCGGCGATGCATTGGCATACGGCTCCAATCTGACGGTTGGCAATAGCAATGACGCAGGCTCAACAGTCCTAGACTGGTACCTAGAGGGGACATTCACTCCCACGGCCGTCGGAATTACTGTCGCAGGCACGACAACGTATACCTCTCAGGTCGGCAAATACACACGCATTGGAAATGTTATCCACGTCCAGGCGGCGATTGCGTGGTCTGGAATGACTGGCACCGGCGGCATTGCATTTGGAGGTCTCCCGGTCGCTGCTTCATGGACTACGGCACAAGTAATGAATGTATCGGCTCAGCAGCCAACCTATTCCGGCAAGTCGCTAAACGTAACGATTGCGAACGGTCAAACATCAGGCGCTGTGAACGTCAACACTTCAGGCGGCGCATACGGCGTTACTGATAACCCAGCATCCGGGTTTCTGTATGTCTACGGGTCGTATTTTGTCTAGAACTTGACATGGATACCGAGATAAGCGTTACGGCCGACACAAGCGAGTTGCAGGCTTGTCATTACCTTCAATGCTGTCGTTCGATGGCGCGAAGGAATCGCATCGAGGGCGAAGTAGCTCACAAGCGGTACGAGCGTGAAGTAGGTGTTCAGACGTGCCGTAGAGGGGTGCTCGCCAAGCATCGGGTTTGCTTCGGCCCAGCGCTCGGGGTGCGCCATGATGCTGCGCGTTTGCCCGTAGTCGATCACCAGAGCTGCCAGGCCGATGCCTGCGAGGGTCTTCTGCTCTTGGGTCCATTCCGCAGCCTGAGCGGTGGAGACAAACAGCGCCAGAAGCGCCACAATGAACTTAGCCATGATCGTTCCCTTTTAACGAGAGTGGTTAGACGCCTCGACGGATGTTCTCAGCATCCCCGGGGCGTCGCTATCTTGGCTAGAATCCCCACAAATTGCAACATGTAGGGAAACACAGTGCCTCGTCCGTTAAGCATTGAACTTGGTGGGACTGGCCGAAATGACGGATGGCCTTGGGTCTATATCTCGCAGATTCCTGGGGCCGACCCTACGGGGACCGCGTATTCTGATGCAGCCATTGCTGCTGCGGTCGCCTCTGGAAGGCGCGTTTATGTTGATGGCTGGTACAAGATCAGCACGCCAGTCCAGCCGACACAAGCGGGTCTTGTCGGTGTTGGCGGCCCCGATATCTGCGGATTCATATGCGATACCACACATTGCATACAGGTGCCGAGTGATGCCGGTTTTGATCGACCTGCATGTTTGATCGCAGGATTCGGAATCGTATCCCTCAATAACTCCTGCGATTCGCACTATGCTTTCTACTTTCCTGGCGTAGCTGGCGGCGCTGCGGCAATCTATAACTCAGGGATCACCATCCGTGATATTGAGATTGGCCGAACTGGAAGGATGGGCGGCGGCTTCTACGTTAAGGATGTATTCCGTCTGAATGTCGAAGATGTCGGGCTAACTGATGTAACGTGGATGATTCGGATTGTCGGTTCTGTCGTTCAGGCGAAGTTCCTGCGCATAACCAGCAACAACGATAGCGCTGCTTCGACACTCAGCAAATATGGCATCAGTACCGAGGCAGCCTCCTATGCCAGCGGAACGCTGACCCCTGAGAATATTAGATTCATAGACTGCGCATACATCAGAGGCAGCAGAGGGATACACCATCAGTCTGGACTGGATATCGAGTTTATAAACTTCGATAACGAAGCCGACGACTACGGGATGCTTCTTAATGCACCGTGCAATGTCAATGGCGGGATTGTAGTTCCAAGTCCATCAGCAGTAACTTGGACGGGTATTTATCGTGGCGTTAACCCATCTTCTCCAGACGATGGCACGATCATAGAGAATGTGGATATCAATTGCTTGCGCGCACCATCGACACCGGCATCAAGTTGGGGAATCGATATAGGCGATGGTGTTTCACCAGTCTATGGCGTCACAATACAGAATTGCCGCATTCGAGGCGTGAATGGCGCAATAACTGATGGAATTCGCTCGCGCGATGCAAGAGACTTGACGATAAGTGATTGCTTCATCAGGCATAGCGTCATTGCCGGGGGCGGGACTGATCTTAACCTTGGCGGGCGGCAAGTATTCATTTCCAGGAACAGACTCAGCGGCGGCACTCTTATTTTCAGTGATAGCGGCGATTCGTCGGGGGCCGGCACGATAACGGACAACGATTGCAGCACGCTGACATTGACGCTTACTACGCCGTCAAACTACACGCTCTCCAATCCGAAAGTCAGCGGCGCGCTTACTCGCCTAGCAGGCGAGTTGAAGAACACATTCACCGGGACTCTGACTGGCTGCACAACCTCCCCTACAGGAACCTTGAGATATACGATGCGCGGCAATGAGGTAACCTTATATGTGCCGTCGATCACTGGCACTAGCAACACGACGGCATGCACGATCACCGGGCTGCCGTCGCTCATTCAGCCGACCAGGACTCAGGATGTTCTAGGTAGGGCGCAGGATAATAGCGCGAACGGCATATGCGGTTATAGATTCACCGCTAGTAGTGGAACAATAGATATGTTCTTCGGGCCCGCGTTGGCGGGATGGACTGCTGCTGGCACAAAGGGCAGCGCGAATTGCACGCTTACATACTCATTGGAGTAAGCATGGGCATCCCAATCCCTACCCGTCTATGGTGGACAAGCCACGAAGGCAAAGGATTGGTAAGGCATAGGGGCGTGCAGGTTGAAGTAGAGGCGCCGCCTAGCGTCCCTGGTCTTCCAGAGCATTTGACAGAGATTGACTATTTTGAGCGACGCGGCGAATTGAGGGTCAGCGCTGATCGCAGGCGGGAAATGACCGTCGCCGAATGCGATGCTGTGCTTAGGTATCTTGAGAGAATCGCTACGGCAGCGAGAGCCGCACTTGGGATAGGAGAGTGACAATGATTGACTTGCTTTTGATCGCGCTTGGCGCTGTGGTCGGCATGGCCGCTGAAGCCGTGACTGGCGTCGGCAAGAGTCTTTACGACAAGGCCACGGGCGGTAGGGAGAAGCCACAGGGTGGTGGCGGGCCCGGACCTGATATCGAGTGAGGCTCGCGGCGCTGCTGTTGGCAGTCATCGCAATAGTCAACTACGGCTATGACCCTCTCGCACAAGCCTACGAAAATCCCGCTAGAGCAGCCAAGTCGCTCTATTACATATTCCGTGGGTTCGAGGGTGCCATTCTGTTTGTACTTGTTGGGCTCCTTGCTCGTAGCCGCTTGGTCTGGCTTGTGTGCCTATGGGGCGCATTTGAAGAAGGTCAGTCAGGAGTTTGTCAACTGGCTATTGGAGTACTGAATAGGCGCGTCTATGAGCCATTCCAAGGCATCTGCGGTAACGGCTGGTACATGGGCGGCATTGTCATTGCCGCATGGCTGGCGCTTCTGATCCACGATAACAACAAAGGGAAATGATGAGCTTCGACATACCGCCAGAGCTACGTGGGGAGGCTCCCGCAGGGCTGGGCGCCATCATCGGCGCATTCCTGCTCAAGGCTGGTTTCTGGCGTAAGGTCGCCTATGCGTTGATGGGTTACGGAGTTGCAAAGGTCATCGGCCCGTCGCTTGCTACGTCCTCTGACATTGGCCTCAACCTTGTAGTGTTCTTCGCTGCTATCTTCGGTCTGCGGATCATTGAAGGCGTGTTCGATGCCGTCTCTGAGTTCGAGTGGAAGAAGGTTATCGCCGATACGCTGGGGCGCTTCGGCATCGGAGGTAAGTAGCCATGTGGTGGGTCTCTGCGGTCTCCCTGTTCATCATCATGATCTCATGTGCTGCGGGGGCATTCGCGCCGAAGGAGATATTCAATGACAACCCAGCGCAGCGCATTGGCATGGCTGGCGTGTTCTTCTTCGCATTGCCTCGCTTCATTCAGTTGATGGAGCGACAGGAGTTCACGGCAAACTGCATGTCGGCCAGCGCCCAGCTAGCGGGGCATGTTGGGCTCGCTTTGTATTGCGTGGGAACGGCCATCAAGGTCATGAGACACAAGCCCAAGCGTAAGCCTCCCCTCCCGCCGATCAGCACCAAGCATCTGCATAGTGTGCGTGGGGGTGGCAAATGAAGATCACCGTAGAGCGTCGCGAGAAGGCCAATACCTTTACCATCAGTCGCCTATCGGTTGATGACGGCTGGGGATGCTGGGTTCTGGAAGACCCAGTACGAGAGCGCGAGGGTGTGCCAGTTGAGCAATGGAAGGTGAAGGGCGAGACGGCGATTCCTGCGGGCATCTATCAAGTCGTCATCACCCCGAGTCAGCGTTTCGGCCGCGATCTTCCGCTACTGGTGGATGTGCCAGGATTCTCAGGCATCCGCATCCATCCCGGCAACAGCGCTGCCGATACGGAGGGTTGCTTACTGGTCGGCCTGGCGCGCGGCGTGGATTCAATCAGCCACAGCCGTGATGCGTTCAATGAGCTGTTTCCCTTGATCGAAGAAGCGCTCAATCGTGGCGATGCCGTGACGCTGGAGATTGCGTGAATCCATACGCCATCCTCGCCGCTCTAGCCATCGTAGCAGGGGCCTATGCTGGAGGCAGATGGCAGCAGCATCGCCTAGACATCCTTAACCAGCAGGCAGCGCTAGTTAAGGCAAAGGACGATGCGTTAACCGAGGAGCGCCGCGTCACCCAAGCGAACACGGAGATAAGCAATGAGAGCCAGCGCCTTGCGAACAGGAATCGGTCTGATGCTGCTCGCGGCTCAACTGCTGATGACAGGTTGCGCGACGCCCAGTCCGCCTATCTCGCTGCAAGTACCACCGCTGCCCAATACCGCGCGGCAGCCGGAACGCTCGGAGAGCTTTTCAGCCAGTGTAGAGCGCAGCTTAGAGGCGTGGCGGAAGAAGCTGATGCCGCCAGAACAGCCGGCATCGAGTGCAGCCAGCGCTACGACACGCTAACGAAGCCGGCGCATTGACTGCTCTACCTTCAACCCATCGATAGCCGCGTCCGTGAGCATGTTCAACGCCGCAGTAGCACGGCACAAGTGGTGGATCAGCCGCCTCACCTCCGGGTCTTCCTGCTGCTCGTGATCTAGCTCCGCTATAGCCTCTGCTGCGAAGCGAAGTTCAGTCATGGCCGTGCGTAGTGGAGAGAGCGGGACGTTTGCCCATGCGGTCATTTCGGCTCCCGCTTCAGTGCTCGAATGGCGGCAGCGCAATCCTGAGCCTCGAATTGTCGGGCGAGCGTAGAGCCACGCCCCACTCGCGCATCACACGCCTTCGCCGCAAACTCCAGTGCATCGTTGAACGCAGCATCTCGCCCCACCTCTGCAGAGGCTTGCCATGCGGCCAAGGCGGCATGCGTTGCGATGGCGCGGTAGGTGCCGTCTTCCCAGCAGCTCACATTCATGAACTCGCTGCGCGCCCACGCCTCGAACTGTTCTCGCTGGGTCATGCTGTGCCTTCCTTGAGCGCGGCCAGCCGAGCATCGACAGCCGCATCAAGCTGATCGCCGTCAATCGGCGTGAGGTTGTAGGCGTCCGGCCCGATGACGGCCCATACCATGTCGCCGGAGTCGTCGGGACCGCAGCGCCACACGGCCTCGTCGCGAATCCACTCCCAACGCCGCGCATCCTCCCGCAGCCTTGCGCACTCGGCTTCTAGGGTGCGGATGAGTTCCATGGCGGCAGCGTGGTCGGCGAGCGGTCTGCAAGGCCCGATCTTCTTGCCGATGGAGAACTCGCCATAAGGGCCGCGCGCTCCCATCGCTTGCCACGCGACTATGGGCAACGTCGCGCTGTCGCGCTGTTCGCTCATGGCTGCTCCACGATAAGGTCGAAACCATTGCGGCGCGGCTTGCCATCCGTATAGATGCGGCGCCGGAGAATGGCGAAGACTCTGCCGCTGACGGGATGTTCGGCGAGAACGCCGTTTGGCAGGATCTCGATGACGCGCAACACGCGTGAAGCGCTCACGCGCGGATCGTTGTCCTTGATGCGGTCGCCGACTTTCAATTCGCTCATTAGGCGGTAGCGCATCGTCGGCTCTGCCCCGCAGTGCGGGCACGGCAGTGTGTTGGTCATTGGTTCTCTCCATTGCGCTGCGCGAGGGCGGCCTGTGCGGGTGCGGCCTCTGCCTGCTGGGCGCCCGGCGGGGGTGAGGGATCGCCGGAGACTGCCAATATGGCATGGAGTGCCTCCACGTCAGCATCGCTGCACCCACCAAGCCCTGTATTGTTCGCAAACCACGAATCTACAGCCGCGATTTGTGCGCGGGTGGGCCACTTCTCGTTTTGGACGGCCCAAGGCTCCAGTCCAAACGGCGCCGCTGCTGCAAACATTTCCAATTCCTCAGCCATGCGCATGCAATCGTCGACTCTGTGACGCCACGAGGGATACGCCTCCGCGTGCGCTGGATGTGTCACGTTGGTCCGCTGCTGCTCGTCGGCCTTCATGCGCAGCCAATTCGCTGCGGCCAGCCGCCAATCGCTCCGCTCCCCCTGCACGGTAGCCGGCGCCTGTGGGGGTGCGGCGTCGAAGTATTCAGACTTGCTCGTGTCAACACCGGACAGCAGCACCATGAATCGTGCTGCGGCCTTGTTCGCGCGATAGTGGTCAAGCCCCTCGTCTTGAGAAGCCATTGCGACATTGCAGTGCCACGTCCAGGCGTAGTCGGGGTCTGCTTGCAGCGCTTCGCGGACGACGGCCATGGCCTGCGGAACAGTCACCACCGGCTGCTCCTCCTGCCCCGCTGGCGCTTCTTGTGCGAAACGCATAGGCTCAGATTCGCCACTCATGCAACGCGAGCAAGGCCACTGGGGCGTGCAAAACTCATCGGGGCATACTGGCGCCTCTTGTGCTCCTGCGGGTGGGGTGGTGGCTGCGCGCAATTGCTTGCTCGATCTGCCGCAGACATCGCACGGATCGTTATCGCCAGACGGCCGCCCTTCGCAGCCCCAGCACTGAACCTCAAAGCGAGGCAATTCGCCATGTTCGCTCATTTGCTTTCCTCGGGTAGGGTGGAGACATCCGGCATTCCTTCAGCAAACCACGATCACAACCGCACCAAGCAGGCCGATAGCGATGATGGCGAGGTCGTTTAGGTTGAACATCATGCAGCCCTGCGCTAAACGCCGCCGATAGGCACATACAGCGAACGTGTGCCGTCTGCCTTGATTGGACAATGGCCCATACGGAAAGCATGCGGGTCGCAGTGCTCAATTGCCGCATAGTGCAGGCAAGACCCATGGCACTCGCAGTTCACGCCGAAACAGCCTGCGATGTTCTGCATGGGTTCGCTAAGGTCTGTCCTGCGACGGAAGACGATCAGATGCTCAAGTTCGCTCTTCATTGTGTTCTCCCTGTGAAGACTTTGTGATGGCGGCAGGTGCTGATCTCCTGCATGTGGAGATTACTGCGCATCAGCCTGCGCATTCGCCATCACAAAACCCTCAATACCCGCCGACTCTGTTCGCATCCGCTTCCCACGCAAGCACATCAAGATGCCCCGCCAACGTATCGCATGCATCGTAGGCTTCACGGATCGCTGCAAGAGCAATCTCGTCGTCAATGGCGTTGTTCTCGGCCAGCACTGCCAAAATGCGCGCGAGTTGTTCGGCGTCTGGCTTGAGCGCTTTTACTGCGTTGCACACGTCGTTGGCGGTGACGATGTTTGCGATACTGATCATGCTGCTCTCCTTTGTTCCCGATGAATGAACTATAGAGCGTTGCCGGCAACAGGTCAAGCCTTTTTTGATGGTCGCGTCAGCTTTTCGACAAAGGCGCGGACCTTAGATGCCTGTGCTGGCGTCAGCCAGAATTCGATGCGCACGCGCCCTTCGGCTCTGCGGCTCTCTCGCAGCGAGCGGCTGCGTTCGGTGGCGGTTGTACCCATGAGCGTTAGTCTAGCGCGTGGCCGGCAACAGCGCCAGCGTATCTGCCAGCAGATCAGCCTCGCCAAACCCGTAGTGCTTCACGAATCCGCGAGTTCCTAGCCCATGCACGCCAGTAGCGCCGCGATGATGCTCTGGGCATAGCGGGATCAAGGTCATGTAGTCGCCCTTTCCCCATCCGCCTTGGCCGCCGCGCTTGTGGTGCAGTTCGCTAGGCGTTGGACCGTAACCTAGGCGCCGGCAGACAGCGCAGCCAAGTTCGGCGACGGCGGCTTTGTGCTTCTTCTCAGCGAGCGTCATCACTCAAACCGTAGCAGCTCTTCAAGCAAAGCCTCAACCTTTTCGGGGCTCTCGTAGCCTTGACTCTTAAGCACGCGATCCCACACAACACCAAGAATCCCCTTGAACACCTCGCCGAACTCGGCTTCATCCATGCTGGCAAACGATAGGCTCTTAGCCTCTAGCCGCACCTCTCCGCGTAGGTTCGTCACGGCTTCATAGTGCCCAGCGAGTACGGTCAAATCCTTGCGGAAGCGCTCAAAGCTCTTGGCGACTGGCTGTCCCTTGTACTCAAGCACTGGCGCATCCCACAGGTCGAATGCGAACTTGAAGAGGGCCATCACTTTTCTGTGAAAGCGAGGGTTGCGCTGGCGCTTGAACTCTCCGCGAACCTGGCCGCCGATCCTGAGCTTCTGCACGAACTCCAGCGATGGCGCATCAGCCGGGACCATTGCGCCGGCTGGCGTCTTCATCAAGACCAGTTCGCTCATGCGCGCCTCGTCGCCGAAGTTTGAAGATGCAGCCCCGGAGGAATAGCGTCGCCCATGAGGTGAAGCGCGGTGATGGCTGATTCGACGTCTTCAACCACGAACACCGGGAACTCTCCCCACTCTGCTAGCCACTTTGCTTGCTCGGGCGTTAGCTTGCGTTTGCTCGGCGGAAGTGACCCGTCCTTACATTCGAAGAGAGCGAATCTCTTGCGGAAGCCCACGAGAAGATCGGGAAAGCCACCTCCAAGAGCCGCACAGCTATGCACCTTGGCTCCACAGGCGCGGAGGGCTCCTACGATAGCGGATTGCGATGCGTCCACCTTAGCAGCGCGCCTCATTCCATAATCTCCAATTGCGCAGGCTTCTGCGGTTCTTCATGCGGGAATAGCGAAGCCTGTTTCTGTGCTTCTTCGATGCGGCGGCAGGCGATGTCAAAATACTTCGGCTCGCGCTCGATGCCGATGAACTGCAGCCCCATCTGCACGGCAGCGACGCCTGTCGTGCCTGATCCCATGAACGGGTCCAGCGTGACGGCAGGTCGACCCGCCTTCTCAATGCACCAGACCATGAGCGGCAACGGCTTCTGCGTCGGATGGTGCTTTCCCTCGTTCGCCAGTTGTCCATGCGAGTAGTCGAACGCATCAACCGGCTTCTCGATATTCGTCCATGCCAGTTCGCACACGCTCGTGGAGAAATTGCGGATGATCTTGTTCCACACGAGCCATCCACGGTTTACCGGGAGCTGGTAGAACTGCCCTCCCCACACTATGACCTTGGGCGCTAGCTTAGGCAGCGTCAACACAACATCCTGCGGCTCGTCCCAGTTCAGGATCTCGCCTTCCCCGAACAGGTGCCACTTGCGTGTCTTAGGAACGTTAGGCGCCTTCCATAGATCGGCAGTCCCATACGGAGGATCTGTTATGACCGCATCCACCTTCTGCAGTGTCGGTAGGATATCTAGGCAGTCGCCTAGGTATAGCGTAGCGCTGCCGATAACCTCTTTGTGGATGCTCATCGCTCTTCATCCATCTCATGCCACGCCTTGCGCGGAACTTCTGTGAATTCCTTGTTTGGGAGCCTATCAACGAGCCCCAGCCAGCCCATGCGCTGCCCATTCGTTGCATGGAAGCAGCGCACGGTTGCATAGCCGCGCGCTTCCAGCCAGACGAGCAGCTGATAGACCATCTCCATCGGCCAGCCAAGTTCCTCAATGACTGCCTTTGCTGAACGTGGCACGCCGTAGCCACAGATGGAGCGTAAAACAACTTCCGCTCTCTCGCGCAGGTCATAGGCATTCATAGCACCCGCCCATCTACGGCGACCGTTACAGAGGCATGCGGGCGCGCCTCCAACTCATCACACAGCCTAATCGCCCATACAGGCGTTTTCTGCGGCTCCAGCGTGTTAAGCGCTCTGCGTAGGAGCATGAGTAGCTCGCTGGCTTTGGGTTCGTAGATCAATGCACTATCCTTCCAGCCATGTTAAATAGGGATGTCTTTGCCACCATCCTGACTCATCATTGGAGGCGGCTCCGGTAATGGCATCCAATGCGTTACTTCGCCTTCGCAAACAGCGACAGCCGTGTAGTCGCCACAGTTATCAATCTTTTCGTACCAGCCCTCGGGGTCGTAGTACGTGTCGGAATTCTCGTCGTACTCGCCGATTTCTGATTCTGAACCTGACTCGTGCGTTTTGGCATTGATCCAATAAGCTCGGATGCGGCGCAGCTTTCCTAGGCTATTACGGTAGCAGACTAGGACGGTCACGCCAGAATCAGGCATCCGCCCGCTCACCGGAGTCCACTGCGGCACTGGCATATAGCTTGTGACGTTGCGCCTCACTTCGCTTGCCAGCGCTATGCGACCGGCTTGCCATGCTAACCAACCGTAATCCACTATCTCTTCAAGATATCCTTCTCCGCAGCGTTCAACCGGAAAAGATTCTCCCCCTTGCGCCCACCTCTCGAACGCCTCTCGCTCTACCGCCTTCCCATTGGGTGAGGTCATTGGGTGCTCCCAGTTGCTTTTGCGATGGCGGCGCGTGCCTCACGAGCAATTTCTTTCGCCTCCGGCATGCCAGCATCCGAGTGGTAGGATTCCAGCAACCATTCAGCAAGCGCCAGCAAATCAGGAGCGGCGGCGATCAGACGGGCATTCGCTTCGCACTCTGCCGCTCGATGCGACACCATCAGAACGTCGCCGATGTAGCCGGGCCCTCCCTGTTGGTTGACGTGCCAGTAGCTTTCTCGATGCGGCCGGAATAGACACCACGGCCCTTCAGTGTGTTTCATGCGATGTTCCTCTAGCAGACTGCGCCTGTTCAATTCGTACTCCAGGTCGTCGATATAAGCTTTGTCGGAATACGTCATCAATGGATTCTCCGGTTGGCCATAGCCATCTTTCGGGCTTCCTCCTGACGCTCGCTGCTCTGGCGTTACCAATTGCGAGCCTTCGACCAGTTGTCTTGAATCCACCGCGTGACGGTGGGCCAGCTGCGCGAATCAGTCTCCTTGAAGTGGAAGAAGCACCGGCCACGCCGGTCGGTATCCTCGCCAAGATCGAACATCGACCCAGCATTCGGACATCCCTCCGCACGGCAGCGGAAGTCAGTGCGAATGATCGGCTCTTGCGGAGCCAACTCCATCTTGCGTTTAGTCTCGTTCCTGATGTCCTTCAGGTTCATTTCTGCTCTCCGTATTTACCCTCTATGACCTTGGCGAAGTTCTCCGCCTTCATCAGCCATTCAAAGTCCGCCTTCCAAGGCCGGCGGTCGTTCCCCTTGCGCCCCGACAGGAACGGCGAAGCGTTAGCCATGTCGAAGTACCAGCCGAAGAAGTCAAGCGTCTCCGCCTCGTTCCCGTTGTGATCGGCAAGCGTTTCCACCCATCTGGCACGCGCATGCTTCATGCGCATGTTCGTCAAGACCCGTACCTGTGTCATCGTAGGACAGCGCTTGTGGTACAGCTCCAGCAGTTTTTGGTATGGACAATCGACCCTCTTAGGTGCGTCGGGAGTCTCACTCCCGACTAGTACCGTAGGTACATGTATTAGTTCTGACTCTGACTCTGTATCTGCCTCTGCATTGGCTCTACTGCGGTCGACTGTAGAAGATGTAGAATTGGTGTAGACATCAGTAGGCGATGCCTGTGCTTCCCGCTCCCGTGCTCTGCGCTCGTTGATGTATCTGCGCTTGGATTCCTTGATAGATTCCTCATCTCGAATCGCCTTGTACTTGGCATGATTCAGCAGGCGCCAACCGCCATCAATCTCCGATATGCGGCGCCCATCGTGATCTTTGGTGCGGCTGTACTTGTCTGGAGACATCAGCGTTCCCAAGGCTTCTTCGCAGCGTTCGATTGAAACCCTAGCGCGGTTGGCGAGTCCCGGGATACTGGCCCAGATTCGTCCTGCATGATCGGCCATTGCCAGCATCGTTACCCAGACGATTCGCGTATGGTCAGGCTCGGCCCAGATGGTTGATTCAGTGATGGATGCAAACAGCTTTGTGAATGTGACACTCACTTCTTTCTTCCCCTAGCTTTGTGCCCATATAGATGAGTTTTTCTACACCGCCAATTCTAGGGGGAGTGGTTCCCTTCGGAGTCCCGACCATGGGAATCGTCCCAAGCGCGGAGGCGACGCCCTTGCTCGATCAAACGGTCGCGGGCTTCTGAACTGGCGCGGCTGGCCTCGCTGCTGGATCGCTTCTCGGTTTGAATGATCGGCTTCCAATCCTCGCCCCACCAGGCGCGGCATGGTTCGGTGAAGTAGGAGCCGCTAAACATTTCGGCCGGCAAGAGTTCTAGAGGGGTTGCGCGTTTCATCGACCTTCGGCCTCTTCGGCCGCTGCTACGAAAAGAAGGCTGAGGCGGATTTCAGGCTCAGACATGCTGCGAAACGCAAAGCCCGCACTATGGCGCCGACGACTCGGATACAGCGCATAGACGGCGAGCAGCGCCAATCCATACGGGAGCCACGAGGCGGCGCGCTCCTGATGCACGTTCGGCGCTGGCCCTAGTGCTGCTCTGCGTAGGATGGTGGAGTTTTTCACGCTTCCCGCCTCGCTTTCTTGCGCATCTCGCGCTTGTGTAGTTCGACCAACTTTATGCCAGCTTCAAAGCCGCAAGACTTCTGGTGCCCAGTCTTCAGATCGTGGACATGGCCCCTGGAGGCGAACCCGCATTCATGCGCGATTGCCTCCAAAGTCCACCCAGTAGCCTGAAGCTCTGCGATGATGTTGTGCCAGTTCATAAGCAGAGTATTGTTCAGATGTGCGAACCAGTCAAGCAAAAAGCGCTTGACATGAACGTACGTATCGTCGAACATAAGCGCACAGCAAGCTAAACCAAAGGAGAGCACATGACCTTGACTCAACAACAAGAATTCGATCGCCTCGCTCTGGCGAGCGGCTGGACACTCGGCAAAGGCTCGCACGAGCCTAATCAAGATGGCCAAGCCTGCGTTATGGAGGCGGTCGCTTGGGTGGCCGGCGAGCCGTGGAGCGATGAGCCGCAGTGCGCAAGCCCTGTCATCGGCGCCTTCCTGCGCTCGTGGAATGACTCGCTCGATGACGAGGCGCGAAACCTCATTCTGAAGCCGTTGATCCCGCAAATGGTCGGCACGCGAGCCAGTGCGACTATCGAAGAAAAGCGCAGCTACATGGCGCTGGACTGGCTGATCCGTGTGTTCACGCCGAAATGGCTGGGCATGGTTCCTGCGCTGCATGAGCATGCCAAGGCTCTGCGCGACCTTGAAGGTATCGCTGATATGGCTGGCGCCGCTGCTGCTGGCGTGAAAGTTCGCGCAGCGAGGGCTGCGGCGGGGGCTG